TACCTGGTAGTTCAGTAACTGCCAAAGAGGTAGTTCCAATCGGTGTCAAGAAAGTAGTGATAGGTGCTACTGGAGTGGTTTACCTACTTAAATAATGTCTGATAAAATCAAAGAGGTAATAAAACAAGAATATCTCAAGTGTGCAGTTGATCCTGTATACTTCCTTAAAAAGTATGCCGTAATTCAACATCCACTACAAGGTAAAGTTCCATTTGCTTTGTATCCATTTCAAGAAGCATCTCTGAAAGATTTTAAAGAACACAATTATAATATTATTTTAAAGGCCCGTCAGTTAGGTATTTCGACACTTACAGCTGGTTATGCTTTATGGATGATGACATTTCAAACAGACAAAAATATATTGGTAATAGCAACAAAACAAGATACCGCTAAAAATTTAGTAACTAAAATACGAGTGATGCACGCAAACCTACCGAGTTGGGTAAGGTCAAGTTGTGTTGAAGATAATAAACTTTCACTCCGATACTCGAATGGTTCACAAGTAAAGGCAATATCAAGTACTGAAGACGCAGGTCGTTCAGAAGCACTATCCTTATTGGTAATTGATGAGGCAGCTTTTATCGACAAGATTGATACAATATGGACTGCTGCACAAAGTACCCTATCTACTGGTGGACAATGTATAGCTCTATCCACACCTAATGGTGTAGGAAATTGGTTTCACAAGACTTGGGTAGGAGCAGAAGAAGGTTCAAATGATTGGAACATGATTAAACTTCATTGGACTGTCCATCCCGAAAGAGAACAAGAATGGAGAGATGAACAAGATAAGTTGTTAGGACCTTCTGAAGCGGCACAAGAGTGTGATTGTGACTTCATCACATCAGGTCAAGGTGTTGTTGACCCACGAATCTTAGAGGAGTATAAATCAACCCAAATAAAAGAACCATTAGAAAAAAGAGGGTTTGATAGTAACTTATGGATTTGGGAACCACCCAATTATACAAAAGATTATGTCGTAGCTGGTGATGTCGCTCGTGGAGATGGACAAGACTTTTCAGCTTTTCATGTGATTGATGTTGAGACTATGGAACAAGTGGCAGAATACAAAGGAAAAATTTCTACCAAAGATTTTGGTAATTTATGTATGAATGTAGCTCAAGAATACAACAACGCCTTATTGGTTATTGAAAATTCAAGTATTGGTTGGGCAGCCATTCAACAAGTAATAGATAGACAATACGATAATCTTTTTTACACTTCGAAAGATTTACATTATGTAGATGTGGCAAGACAAGTCACGAATAAATACAGAAACTCAGACAAACAAATGGTACCCGGTTTTAGTATGACACAGAAAACAAGACCATTGGTAATAGCAAAACTTGAAGAATACTTTAGGGAAAAGTCAGTAATTGCACATTCTTCACGATTAATAGATGAATTGTTTGTATTTATATATAACAATAATAGAGCCGAAGCCATGGCAGGATACAACGATGACTTGGTCATGAGTTTAGCCATCGGACTTTGGGTAAGAGATACTGCCCTCAGATTAAAAGCTGAAGGTATTGCTTTGCAAAGAGAAGTGTTAAGTAGAATGGTAGACTATGAAGCAGTCTATACACCGAGTGAAAATAAAAACAAAGAATGGCAAATGGATGTCGGTGATAGAAAAGAAGATTTAACTTGGTTAATTAAATAACAAGAGGAAAAAATGGCCGAATCAAAATTAAGAGCAAGACTTAGAAGATTATTTTCCACAAATGTAATTGTAAGACATGCAGGTGGAAGAAAATTAAAGATTGCTGATACAAATAGAATTCAACAAACCACAAAGAATAATCTTGTAGATAGATACTCAAGATTGTATAGTAATTTAGCAACAGGTGGTTATGGTAAATCTCAACAGATTACATTTCAATCACAAAAGATAGGATTGTTTAGAGATTACGAAGAGATGGATAATGACCCAATAATATCAAGTGCTCTTGATATTTACGCTGACGAATCCACGATGAGGTCTGAGTATGGGGATGTATTGACCATACAATCTGATAATGAAAATATTTACGATATATTGAGAAATCTTTATTATGATATATTGAATGTTGAATTCAATCTATGGCCATGGACGAGAAATATGTGTAAGTATGGTGATTTTTATCTATACTTAGATATCAAGGATAAATATGGTGTTACCAATGTCGTACCCTTATCAACTTACGATGTTACAAGAATAGAAGGGGAAGACCCAGCTGAACCATACTTGACAACATTTCATGTTCAAGATGCTGATAACAGACATTCAAATCAGAGAAGTGAAAAACAATTTCAAAATTATGAGATAGCACATTTTAGATTATTAAGTGATTCAAATTTCTTACCATATGGTAAGGGTATGATTGAAGGTGGTCGTAAGGTTTGGAAACAATTGTCCCTTATGGAAGACGCTATGTTGATTCATAGAATCATGAGGGCACCTGAAAAGAGAGTGTTCAAGATTGATATTGGAAACATCCCACCAGCAGAAGTAGAAAACTTTATGCAAAAGATAATCAACAAGATGAAGAAAGCTCCAGTCATGGATCAAGATGGTGATTATAATTTACGATATAACATACAGAATCTTACGGAAGATTTTTTCCTACCTGTTCGTGGTGGAGATAGTGGTACTCAGATTGAAGGATTACCGGGTTTGACTTATGAAGCAGTTGATGATATTGAATACCTAAGAAATAAATTACTAGCCGCTCTTAAAGTTCCAAAGGCATTTCTTGGTTATGAAGAATCACTTGGTAGTAAAGCAACTCTAGCAGCAGAGGATGTAAGATTTGCTCGTACCATCGAAAGAATACAAAGAATATTAATAAGTGAATTGACTAAGATTGGTATAGTTCATTTGTACTCACAAGGATTTACCGATGAAGATTTAGTAAATTTTGATTTGAGTTTAACCAACCCATCAAAAATCTACGAGGAAGAAAAGATTGAATTATGGAATTCTAAACAATCTCTTGGACAATCAATGATAGATTCAAAATTAGCATCAACCGAATGGGTTTATGATAATGTATTTAAATTCACAGAAGACCAAAAGAGGGAAATGAGATTACAAATTATAAAAGACCAAAAGAGAAAGTTCAGACATGACCAAATTGAACAAGAGGGTAATGACCCAGTCAAGAGTGGTGAGGCAGTGGGAACACAAGGAGCCATGATGGGTGGTGGTGATGATATGATGGGTGGTATGCCAGGTATGGAAGATGAAGACCCAAACGCCGATAGGGAAGGTGATGAAGAAGGTGGAAGACCAAAAGAAGGAAATAAGTTCGGAAAGGATAGTGGAGCTCGTGGTAGAGACCCGTTGGGTAGTCATGATAGAAGAAAACAATACGGAATAGCTCTAGCCCACTATGATGCTATGAAGAAAGATTTGAAAAAAATAAATGTAAGAGACAGAAAATTGTTAGAAGAGACTATGGATGTTGAAAAAGAATATGCCGATGATGTTAATTCTTTAAATAATGATTCTAAATAACGATTTATTAGAAGTTTTTATATTTATATAAGAGATATTATACGGAGAATTGGAGTATTAAATGAGTAAACGAGTAAAACACTCGAAGATTAAGAATACAGGTATTCTTTTCGAGTTGCTATCAAGACAAATCACTCAGGATATAATAAGTGATGATAAAAAAAGTAAATCTATCGATTTGCTTAAAAAATATTTCAATGAAAATACACAAATTGGAAAAGAAAATCAACTTTATCAATTATTGGTGAAAACAAATTATAACTCCACTGCAAAGGCACAAAGGTTAATTGAGGCAGTCTTAAAATCTCGTTCAAAAATTAATAACAAAAAACTCAAAAACGAAAAGTACAATCTAATTAAATCAATTAGTGAGAATTACAAGACCGAAGATTTCTTTCGTTCTCGTATTCCAAATTATAAAGTATATGCTTCTGTATATAAACTCTTCTTATCCGAATCAATAGACTCTCTAAATCCATTAGATGAGGTAGATAGTAACTTTACTATAATAGAACACATTACGGGCAGGAAAATCCCTTCATCAGTAAAAGATGACACAGAAGTAATCAAAGAATTCAAAGGTCAAGATAAAGACCTTAGACTATTATCATACCAATTGATGGTTGATAATTTCAATAAAAAATACAAGACTCTAAATACTCCACAAAAAAATCTCTTAAAAGAATACATAAATAATATCTCTAATACCAATTCTCTAAGAGAGTTTGTCAATGATGAAGTACAGAAAATAAAGACGGCATTAGAATCCCATCTTCCAAAGATAAGTGATGAAATCACAAGGATTAAATTACAAGAGGCAGTCAATCAAATAGAAAACCTTACCAAAGGTCGCATTGTCAAAGACAAACAAGTTATTTCTCTAATGAGGTATTATGAACTCATTAAGGAGCTTGACAATGTCCGCTCGAAATAAACTAAAAGAGTACATAAGACAACTCATACAAAAGGAGTTAGCAGAAGCGTCTTCTACTGCAACCGCGGGTAATATTCATTATAAAACACCTTATGCTTTTAAAAAGAATAAGAAAGGTAAGAAGAAAAAGAAAGCCGGCTATGGTGGTGGTTCATACAACCCAACCATCGGTACGGATAATTTTCTTGCCAAAGACCCGAAGTTAAGAAATGAAGGTAAGTATCATGACTTTCGTAATGACGACTCATTGACAACCAAACAAAAAATTGGAATGGCAATGAGGGAAACTCGTGATAGTTTAAAGAATTTAGAAAAGACAATCGATATGAATTTAAGATTGAAGAATGAATTAAATGTCGATTCAAGGGATTATTGGAAAAACACACATAAAGCACTCCATAAAATTAGTGAACGATTAGTAAAGTTAGCAGGTAAAGTCGGTCAACTAAGATAATCCCCATGTCTTTCGAAGAAAACAAAAAATCCTACATGGATTCTTTGTATGGTATATCCACCTTGTTGAAAAGGTGGCATACAGAGATTCATAAAAAGGATGTGAGTAAAAACTATATGATTAGTCGTCTTGATGATTGGATTAAGAAATTACAAGAATTAAGACATGAAATCATGATGAGGAAAAGCTGATGAAACTGAAAGACCTTTTAAAAGAGAGTAAGTATCTAAAACGAGAGTTTGGTGAAAAACTTCCTACATTAGATAGTGTGATGAAACAACATCAAGAATCTAAAGAACCACTTGTAGAGACTCTTAAACATAAGGTAAAAACAAGATTTGGTACTTTAGAAATAGAGCATCAAGAGACTCCCACGGCACCTGGTTTTCCACCGATGTATATCGTTGATGTGTTTTTAAATAAACAACCTTTGGCTGATATTAACATCGAGGGTGACCCAAGAGACAATCCATACACGGCAAAAGTCAAGGTCATGCCAGGTAAAAAGAAAATAAAAATGAGGCACTAACATGAAAGATTTAATAGTAGATTATATTCCATTTGAAGTAACACCCGAACAGATTAACGAATCCATCAAACAAAATGGTGGTAAATTAGTTGTTCATGGAGTGTTGCAGAGAGCAAACGCCAAGAATCAGAATGGTCGTGTTTATCCTCGTGAGATATTAGAAAGGGAAAGCGGTAAATACACAAAAGAGTTTGTTAAACAAAAAAGAGCTCTTGGTGAGTTAGACCATCCTGAATCATCAGTAGTAAATCTTCAAAATGTATCACACAATGTCACAGAGATGCATTGGGAAGGTGATAACTTGGTTGGAACAGTAGAGGTATTGGGAACCCCAAGCGGAAACATATTAAAAGAATTATTTAAGGCTGGTATTAAACTTGGTATCAGTTCTCGTGGTATGGGTTCGGTTCAACCTATGCAAGAGGGAGACGGACAGACTGTGGGTAAAGATTTTGAATTGATAGCATTTGACTTTGTTTCCAATCCATCCACACATGGAGCTTTTCTATATCCATTGAAAGAGAGTGTTGGTAATGAAGTACCTGTTGGTAGAACCTGTGGAGAGTATTGTAAGGTAGAGAGTATTATAAACGATATCATCAGAGAAGGTTAGTGATTAGTCTTAAGTCATTATTAAAGAATGTCCGTGAGGCAAAAATTACTCCACCAAAAAAAGGAGTGGAAACACCATTAGATGCAAAAGTACAGATACAAGGATATGGTGTGATGACGAGAAAACAATTACAAAAAAGTATTGAAAGAATTACCTATGAGGTTTACAAAGACGCAAAAAAAGGTA